CAGGCGTTAAGTAAACTAGAGTCCGACGTGACCTTCCGGCAATCCTCAATTCCTATACTTATCAAAGGTATGGGAAAAGAGCTCTTTTCCTCTGACATGACCGCGTTCACGGATGTGTTTCCAATTGAATTGGAAGCAAATCTTATAAACACGGCCTGGCCAGATCTTGGAAGCGCTTGAAAACAGGTTATGTCTGACAGGTACTTTGATCACCCTTTAGGGGCGGTTAAGTATATGGCAGGTAACCCCATGGGCGTCTTAAGCTCATGGCCGGTATCAGCTTACACACATCACGCTGTGAAAGCGTATTGTGCCACTAAGTGTGGAGTAAAATATAATAAATATATTCTACTTGGAGATGATAATCTGGATAGTAACATAGAAGTAAGTAAAACTTACCTCAATGTTATGTCCAGACTCGGTGTTCAAGCCTCCCTTTCAAAGTGCACTTTGTCGATCTCGGGTTATACCGAGTTCGCAAAAAGACTTTTTAGTCCCTCAGGGGAGTTGACTGGTTTACCAGTCGACATCCTTAAGGACTTAAGGTCTATGCCTGAACAGTTCTTGGAACTGATCAGGATTGCACGTGAAAGAGGGTATGAAGACAACAGTCTCAGACCCGGGATCACGTCTCTAATATCAAAGCATGAAGATGCTAAGATATTAGCCGATATGCTAGCACTACCCGAGTCAGCCTCTGGAATGCCTCCATTACTGGAGGTTAAACCAGATAGCTGAGCAGAAAAATTATGTCTGCTTTCGGATAGCTCCCTTAAACAACTAACTCTCATTGCGAGAGAAAGTGAATTTAAGGAGCTAGTGCTTGAGATTGAAAAGTCTCAAGCGTGTGACCCACTTATCGGAAAGATAAGGGAGAAAATACCGGAAAATCACCCCCTCATTTTCGCATTATCAGAAAAAGTTTCCTGATACATGGATCAAGGGGAAGGTGAGTTTTCAATATACGAAGCTTGGATGAGAGGTGAATATCGGGATATGGTACATGTACCACATATCGATAATTACCGTATACTAAACAAGGGTCATTTTGTAACCCGTTGTAAGTATAATATATTACGAAAAACCATAGCGTTAGCTGGTGGTGATTGTAATATTAATCTCATTAAGTTTGTTCCGATATCTAATTGGGACCTTTTCTGTAGGAGTTATCCTAAAGAAGAGGCCTAATTAGGCTCTACTAGTGCTTGTCTTCAACGCACAGTAAAGAAGGAAGTCCCGGGAATTATGCCCCTCAGGGGGC